TATGATTTTGAACAGACATATACAGTAGAAACTGATATAAACTACACTGAAATTGATGCTGACAACTTTGTCATTGAAGGTCAACGTTGGACTAGAGTTGATGGAACATGGTATAGAGTTGTTCAGAATGGTATTAGATATAATGACAGTGGTCTCACTAAAGTAACTAGTGGTGATAAACTATCACGACCTGTAACTGAGGCAGAGCATGAATCATATGAGAATGAAAAGAAACGTGAGATCTACATACTCAAACCAGTATATGTGGAATCTTTAGTCGATGACTTTAGAAAGGCGTCACTGTACAAGAAGTCGTCAGACTACGTAAGTAATAGGTTGAAGCAGACTGGAATCTGATCAACTTTTTTAGACAAAAAAATGGGGGAAAAATTTCCCCCGTTCATGTAATTTAGAAATCCAATTGGTAGCAAGAAGATCTTGCTAGTTCTGGGTTTTTTTTCAGTGTTCTAAACACATGGCCATGAACATCTTGCTCTAAAGTAAGGTGTGCTTTGGTATGAATTGCTTGGATCACCAGTAACATACCAACCAAGATAAGGTTGAACATGGTTACTGGATGACCCAAAACATTAAGTAATGCTTTCATCAATCATCGTTGGCGAGCTTAGCGAAGTAGGACAGAGCATCATCATCATTAGATGTGTTAGCACTGATCTTCTCACGAAGAGAAGGAGTTTCAGTAGTGCTTGACGTGGTAGGAGCAGGATCATACTCTTCATCGTTGATGCTGACAGCAGGTGGACGACCCACATTCAATACAGCATCAAGGCGAGTCTTCAGTTCGTCATAGGACTTGAACTGATCATCAGCAGTGAATGCTTCCAGACTGTACGCTTGCTTCCAGATTGCTTCGAGTTCGTCATCGTTAGCTGATAGGGCAGCAGTACGATCAAACTCAGCAGAATCATAGTTCCAATAACCAGCAACGGTTTTGATCTTCAGTTTGAAGTTAGCACCTTCCCACAGATCAAAGGGGTTCACTGGTGTTTCGTCTTGGAACTCAGGTTGCATAGCACCCATGATCTTATCAAAGATCTTCTTACCATAACGATACAGGAAGACTTTGCCTTCGTTCTCGGGGTTCTTAGGATCTCTTACGACATAGATGTTGCTGTAGTAAGACAGTTTACGTTTCTGCTTACGTGCTTGCTCTTTACCATCCTCGGTGCCGTTGTTCCACAGCACAGAGTTGTACTCAGACACAGGATCTTTGTCTCCACGGGTAGTGAGTGAGTTCTCGATGAACCAACCACCAGGACCTTGGAATCCGTGTGAGTAGAGTTTTGCCCATGGCACTGTCTCCCCATCAGGAGCAGGCAGGAAGCGGAGTACGGCGTAACCGTTACCGCTAGCGTCAAGTTCGGGCTTCCAGAGTCGTTCGTCGGCACCAGACTTTTGTTCGGTGCTGGACTTCTCCAGTTCCTTCTGTAGGAACTGAAAATTGTTGCTGGACTTGCGCTTTAAATCGGAAAAGGACATTAGATACCTTGGATGTTTCGGATGTTGTTGTGTGACCCCGTGTCACTTAGACATAATAACAGGCACAGGGGCGGGTGTCAATCCCTTGTGCCACTCTCCAAAGTGTCCTTCATCTTAGAGACTTTGGACAGGAGATCATCAAAAAGATCACCGATGGACTTATTGGCATCACCACCAAGCATGATAGCAGCAGTTCTCATGCTGTCTACCATTTCTTTTGCTTCTGGATCATCACTAAGATTTAACCTAGCATTGAAAATCTTTTGTTTTTCAATCAATTCTTCTAGGACATTAAAGTATTCCATCTTTTTCTTGTCACTTAGTACAGGAAAAGCATGGGCAGATTGAAAGCAGAACCGCTGGAGTTCTGCCATCTCTTGCAGATCTCCACGGACCATTTCGGATTGAAAGAAATTACTCAAGTTTCCAAACTCCTTGTCTGTATAAATTTTCTACAATGGATCTTCCTTCACGAATAATTTTTAGTTGTTCGAGTCTAGTGAAAAAACGTTCATTTATTACTAAGTGAACACATTGTTCCATGATGTCGGTATGCTCTGGATAATATTTAGTAAAGGCTTTGAGACATGGATACATATCTCGGGTGAAATAACCCTCCTTTCTCATTACAAGTAAAAATGCTCGTCTTAATATCCATTTGCCAGCAGGATATCCAGGCGTTGAATGGTTATACTTGGGTTCAAATCCAGCAAACCATTGATTATAATTATCACAAAGATAATCTAGTGTGTATTTGGGGATTGAAAGATTTTCTCCCCAAATTGTATAAGAATTGATGGATAAATCAGTCCTTTGAAAAGGTGTAATAAATTTAAATCCTATAATTGTAGGATCTACTTCACGTAAACACTTACACGTTTTATTTTCTCGTTCTTTTGAAAAAACTGAATTTACATACCTGATCTTGTCATTATCATGATCATGAAGAAAAATAACCATATCTACATCACTGATACCTTCTCGCCAATTATTACGTATCCAACTACCACGTACAGCAAAAGAATGTACATGTTCTTCTACCAAACCACAGAGATATTTCATCTCCGAGTAATCATTGGTAGGTTTACTTAGGTTTGGGATAATTCCATTAGCATCAGGATACCAATAGTTTCCTATTGGTTTTATCTCAATCATACTAGCAACAGTTTAGCTCGACTTGTTTTTTTCATGAAGTTTAACTTCTGAGCATCGTACTTAAGTTTTTCCTTAAGTGGTTTGCTAATTAATTTAGGGACCGATTCGATCTCGATCTCATTTTTTTCACAGTAAAATACGATAGCATCAATGTAGTTCATATCATTGTTTTCACACGCTACCTTCTCCACTTCCTGAGAAAATTTCGCAGTAGTCATAAATTTATCCTCCAGTTCTTTTGACATGTTTGTTTTGGTATTCTTGGATGTACTCTTGTAACAAAATTAGATATTCTTTTTTAGGTTTGACCACACTCACCTGTGGTTCTCCCTCTTCTATTGCTACAATAGTCACCAATTGCTGTACGGTAATACCATACAACTCCTGAAGCATACAAGCGTAGCCACACTCCTGAACATAATAGTCCATGAGATACTTTTCAGGTTTCTTTTCCGCTGATGTCTTAAAGTCTATGATGGATAGCACTCCATCAAATTCAGCGATACAATCAACACGTCCAGCTAATTTCAGCACATCCGAATATAGTGCTGCTTCCTGTAGGTATATATTATTTATACGGTCCAGGACTTTTTGAGATTTGTTGAACATGAACCATGGCAGTGGCATGTCATGGTACTTAGTTTTATCTAGTTGATTGTTGATATAATCTTCAACCAGCTTATGGTAACGAGTACCTCTAGTTGCTGAGTTAGTTGACTTTGCTTGTGCTTTATCTTTACCAACTCTTGCTCTCCATTTAGCAAGACCTGCTTGCTTCTTAGCATTGCTACTAATCACTGTGGTGATTGAAGGATACTTGTTACCTTGTGGAGTCACATAGTATCTCTTCCCATCAATCGTAACGGTGTTCATCTCAATAGGATTATCAATCCCCACATGATTAAAGAGCATTAGAATCCTAAGTTAAGTTTAGCAATGAGATATTTTTTGACCAGACCTGAACGAACGATGTCTTCAATACTAAATTCAATCATAGTAAAGTCATCTTGCATACTTTGAACGATCTTCATAAAGTCAATGATACCAGTACGTTCGCTGGACTTAACCAGATCAGACTGGCGAGCATCACCACAGAAAATGATCTTAGTATCTTTACCACAACGGGTAATAATACTATCAAGTTCGTGGAAGTTAAGGTTCTGACACTCATCAATGATAACAATAGAGTTATCAAGAGTAGTACCACGAAGAAATGATGTAGACCAGAAGGAAATAGTTTCCTGTGCCTTCAAGTTTTCATATAACATCTCGAATGAGTTGTCATCCGGCATCTCAAACATATATTTTACCATATTCTTATAAGGAATTTGGTAAAGAGATGCTTTATCTTCATGTGTTCCAGGAAGGAAACCAATCTCTCTTGTAGATACCAGAGAGCGAACGATGTATATTTTTTCATAAGGAGTATACTCACTCAGTACATCTTTGAGTGCTAGGTGAAGAGCAACGAATGTCTTACCTGTACCAGCACAACCATAAGTAAATAGGTTTTTCCCCGATTCATAAGCATCAAACATTACTGTTTGATTATCAGTAAGAGGTTCAATCTTAAGAAGATAGTCTTCGTTAATAGGTTTCTTTCTCTTCCTCTGCTTAGCAGACATCTTAGCTCCAGGAGCTTTGTTTCTTCCTCTAGGCATAAGTTTTTACCACTGTACTTGAGATCCAGGCATATTTGCCATTTTATTCATGTGTTCACTCCACCCAGGATGTGTCTTGTTCATTTTGTTACGCCAATCTCCGACTTCTCCGACACCAGCACAACCTTGTGACCAATCTTTATCCCATTCAGGATTCTCATCCTTCCAGGTACAATATTCTTTCATGGTCATGTGGAGAGTCTTAGTCTCTCCCGTTTCAGTATGTTTAACAGGGTATGTAGGCATTAATTCCACTCCATAGCTTCAGCACAAATAGGAAACTGTTCTTTAAAAACATCACGACATGCTTCGGCAATAATCATATGTTCTTTTTGGGTGCCATGGGCACTCCTCAAATCTATATAGTGGATCCAACTGCGCACTGATCCGCTCATGTAGATTTTGGTGGGCGTTGATAAAGGAAGCACCATGCGGGCACACTCCTTAGCAATACCACGATCCAACATTTCACGATAGAGATCCATTGCTTCATCAAAGTGATGTTGAATTATGATCTGAAGATGCTGTCGCTCAAAAGGATCGATATCATCGATACTATTCTGCCTATTCTTAGTGTCCTGCCTACGAATATCGGGTATAGGGATACGTTCTGCCAACATAGAACTGTCAGCATACCGTTGAGAAAACTCTTGGAATGTGAACGACCTATGACGCAGGATTTGAGCTGCTATTGCCCTTGAGGTAGAGATCTCTAGCGTCATGAACGCTTGCTCAAACACAGACCAGTGGTTGTGCTTGATACAATAACTAAGGAGTCCCGCTACCTTCGGGTTCTCCTGATTGTTCGGGTTCGATACTCTCGCTACGTACCCCATCATCTTCTCCGCTTCGGGAGTCACTGAGATCAATTTTACTGGTGAAACTGTCATCGATGTATCCAAATCCATAAAGTGAACGTTCTCTGGCGTGTACTAGTTTACGAAGTTGCCGTGCTTGATACAACTCCTTCTTGATTTTAGCATACTCTTGGTCATCGTACAAGTGTGCTTGGTCAACTGCTTTCCTAAGCCACTTAATATATTGCTTAAGGTTTTGTGGTTGGTTAGTCTGGGTATCCATCGTCATCTCCGTCGTCATAGTTAAATCCAAACTTACTATCATCTGGTTGTTGGTATGCTTGTGTGTCTGAATAAACTTCAGACTTTAAACTGTCAACTAATAGCTCCAGATTTTTAACAATAAGTTTTAGTTTTTGTCTGTCCATATGGTGTACAGTTTTACAGATTATAGCATTAAAAAAGAGGAGCGTCAACCCCTCTTGTATGCTGTGTGGTTTATTTCATAAGTAAGCCTCGACAAATCCTTTTACAGGATTGAGAATCCTGAGCGTCACATTCAATCAGACATTCATAGTAATCGTTCAGACGTTGTGTATCCTCTTCTGCTTGATCAATCGTTTGTTCAAATCGACGCCATCCATTTAATTGCGATGTAGATAATAGATTGTGCATTAGTCACCTCCATTTCGTTAACACATAACAAAGGAATGATAGGGTTCATGATGCCACCTCACGGAATTCTGTAACTATCTATACCAAATGTCACTGAATTCTAACACATCCATTACGAATATTAATGCCTATTAATTTATACTCAGGCACAAAAAAAGAGGGTCGAAACCCTCTCGAAAAAAGTAAGTTAATCACTTAGTGTAAAGTTTACCACGATAGCAGAATGTACCGTGATTCTCATTCAGTCCTACACAACTAGCATCATATTTAACACCACGATATGTGGTAGCATGAATTTGAGCGTCGTGTAGTGCAGATGCTTTATTGATCTGCTTCTTGATCAGATTAAGTGTGTTCATGATTTACTCCTAAAGTAGTTGGATTTTTAGCCCCGTTCCTTTAGTCG